ATATTAAATTTAGTAATGGAAACGGAAACGGGCATTAATGCAGGTACCTTTCAAGAATATGATTACACTTGCGAAGATGCAGAATGCGAGTGGAAACAAATAACTGAATATTGGAGGATGTAATGGCAGGAATTGAAGATTTAATAGAAATATTTAGAGGTGAGAACATAAACCCCATTAAAACTTTAACAAAAAACAGAACCTCTGATTATATGTTAAAAAATAAAACATCTGGGGCTCCAACAATAGGTAAATATGCAACTACCGATTTAGAATATGCAAAAAATTATGCAAATAAGTTTCCAAACGTTATAAAAAGCGCAAAGATTTCTTCTTCTGAGTTAGATGAAGGAATGAAAAGATTTAATAAAAAATGGGGAAGTGGAACAGCAGAGATATATGAAAGTGGATTAAATAAAAAATTAGGCCTACAAGTAGTTTCTGATGAAGTTAAAGATAAATTAAAAGTAGATGTATTAAGAACATTACAATCAAATGTTAATTCTTTGTCTAAATTGGCTATGAAAGGTTTAACTTATGCAGCAGGACTACCTGCTCAAACTTTTTTATCATTGATTGGCACTAGTGATTTAAATAGTGATGAAGTAAATATGAAGTTAGAAGATTTTGCAAAATTAAGAGAAATGGAAAGTAATGTAGATAAAGCATTACCTTCAGAACCAAAAGATATTGGAATATAAATGGCTGATAGAGATAAAATAAATAAATTTAAAATGACTCAATATGCACAAGAAAAAATAGAGTCTGATAAACAAAAAGAATTTTTTCAAATACTTAGAAAAGAAGTTCAAATTGGGGCAAATGGAACTAGTAGGTATATGATTAAAAAAGGACCAAACAAAGGGAGATTTGTATAATGATTGAAACAGCAATAGTATTATTATTTTTTATGAATGACAAATTAGTAGAACATAGAATTCAAGACTCCATATCTGAATGTTTAAAACATAAAAGATTAATTACTCGTAATATGAGTATGACTAATAAAGACATACAATGCATAGAAACAGATGTTGAAATTGATATTAATGTAGATGGTAGTAAAACTATCAAAAAATTAATAATGAAATAATGGAAACATTAGGTGTAGCTATTGTAATAATTGGAGTATTAGTATATTTTGCTTTCAAATGAAATTAATTAAAAAAATTATAGCTAAAATCTTTGGCATTAAACAGTGTAAATGCAAATAATTTGGTATAGAATATGTAAATTTATTGGGTATTGTAAATGCCCTGAAAAAATTATAAACTTAAATCCGTTCGAACAAATTTTATAATGAAACTTACAGCTAACTTTACGTTGGACGAGCTTATTAAAAGCCAGGTTGCAGAACGCAAGGGCATTAATAACAATCCATCACCAATGCAAATAGAAAATTTAAAAGCATTGGCAGTAAATATTTTACAACCGATCCGTAGTCATTTCGACAGGCCTCTAATTATTAGTTCTGGATTCCGATGTGCAGAATTGTGCATAGAGATAGGATCAAAAATTACCAGTGAACATTGTGCAGACAATAAATCAGCAGCAGCCGACTTTGAAATCCCAGGAATAGATAATAAAGAATTAGCACAATGGATAAGAGATAACCTCATTTGGAATCAATTAATTTTAGAGTTCTACAAAGAAGGAGAACCATCATCAGGGTGGGTCCATTGCAGCTATTCAACAGATTTAAATAAAAAAGAGTCCTTGATTGCTTATCGCGAGGATGGTAAAACTAATTATAAACCGTGGTAAAAAAGAAAGTATTAATGAAAGATCTTTTAGAAAGTATTAATACCGTACACGGTACATGTCCTGAATGTCAAGAAGAGGTTATATTAATAGCAATTGTAACTGATTACTATAGATGTACTAATTGTGGTTATGATGTAAAACAATATGTAAATGGTTCTATTAAATATTTAAAATTAGATGAGATGGATAAAAAATGGCTAAAAAATCAGCAATTGGACAAGTAACTTTTTTTAAAGAAACATCTAAAAAACGTCCGGGTCGACATGCCAAGTCATTTAATAAAAGGGTACCAAAAAGAAAAAGATCTAGAGGACAAGGTGTTTGAAATAGAAATGAAATCTTTAGTAGTTATAGTAGTATTATTAGCTGGCCCAGATAATTTAGAAAAAAATTATTATCCTGTTGATACGGAAGATAATTGTACTGTGGTTGGTCAAAGAATTATTGAGCAAATTGCAAAATACAGAGACAATATTGGTGAACACCAAGGTTGGTATACTTTAGATGATAAATTAGTTATCGGCCACTATTGTAATGTTAAATAGACTCTTGTTCTTGACAAGAAAAGTTAACTAAAAGTTTATTTTTATTTACTTCCTCAACACCTATTTCTCTTATAGTCCCCATAGCATTAATAAAACCTGCGGTTGCACAATCATAATGGTCTTTATATCTACCTATTTCATAAGACCCTGTGCATTGTTGCGCTATAACAGAACATATTTGAATTACTAATAAAAATTTCATTTTACCCTTGACTACTTGAATAAGTTACTATAACATCCCATATTAATATTAAACACTAACGAAAGAGTATAACAATGACAGACATAAGTAAATATAAAAATGTTTCTTTATCTAAGGAAACATATAATAATATCGATGCAATTAGAAAAGTAATTGTACCTGATATGACAATCAGTAGATCACAAACAATAACTTTATTAGTTAATGAAAAAGTTAAATCTTTAAATGGTAAAGTAACGAAAGTAAGAAAAAAACGAGGTGTATAATGGCAAGATTTAAACCTGTAATAAGAATGGCAGAGCCAGTAAAAAAACTTTTACCTGAACAAAAGTTATGGAGATCAGTACTAAGTTATTTAGTTATTGATGCTTTTCATTCAAAACATTATAAAGATTCTACATTAAAGGATAAGAAAGAATCTTTAGAAATATTAACTAATATGGATAAGAGTGAAAGTTTTGTAACCGTATGTCAATTTGCTGGTTACAATCCAGATTACATCAAACGAAAAGTAAGAAAAAAATTTGCACAACAAATCTTTTCTAACCAAGGAGTACTCAATGATAATTGCTAAAGCTATTTGTCCAGACTGTAATGGTAATGGATATATTGGTAAGTCTAAAGATGCGGACAACCATAAAGATTGTATTAAATGTAATAACCAAGGTGAGATAAAAATTACAGAAAAAGAAATACAAGAAGTTCTTAAAACGGCGAGGTTACAGTGAAGAAGAAAAAATGGATTATAAGCGGATACTATTATGATGGTAAAACGGCCTATACTTTATTAATCGCTGCAGATGGATCAGGTAAAATTAAAAAAATAAAAGGAGTAGTATGATTAGAGGAGATAGTAAGGAATACGAACTGTTAGAAAAATGGACAAAAGATTTTAATTGTGAAGGTTATTATTCATGTGAAATTGGAGTTCGAGAAGGACTAGGTTCTAAAATTATAATGGACAATGTAAAAAATAATTACATGCACATTGGTGTCGATCCTTATGGTAATTTAAATTACCAACACTATGACAATGGTCCTTCGTATACCGCTGATTATACTGACGAAATGAGAGATACGATGTTAAATGATTTTAAAGACTATCGTAATGCAGGTAAGTTTCATCTAGCTAATATGACTGATAAAGCTTTTATGCAGTCAGTTACGTATTATAATAATACATTTGCTTTTGTACATTTTGATGGTCCGCATATGACTAAAGAAGTTTTAACAGAAGCTATTTGGTTTGCAAACCGATCAGCGCCTCATACAAGATTTGTGTTTGATGATCATCATACTTTTTCTATGGACACGATCGCTTATGCTTTAACGGCTTTTAATTTTAAAACTATAGAAGTTGGAACAAATAAAATTTGTTTAGAAAGGAAAATATAATGGCATTAGAAATAAGAGCATCAGACATAAGAGACTTTGCTGCAGATGTTGCCGATATGCAAGACTCAGGCAGAACACATCAAGGAACAAGGACCAAGGACAATATTATTCAAGAAACAAGGGACAAGGATGGTAATATGTCTGTTGTTTTGAATAGTTATCAGAAGTATTGGATTTATGAAAAACCATATGGACATGACATTGTCATTTGGACAGATGTTGGTAAATTAACCATTGAATGTAAATGGCCAAACAGAAAAAGAAATAATGACGGAAGAGTTACAGATAAAAAATAAAACTTGTTTCACGTGTAAGCAAGAATTTAGTTTAGATTTCTTTCATAAGAATTCATCTTATTGCAAACTTTGTGATAATAAAAGAGGTGCGAAATGGAGAAGAAATAATAAACAAAAGAAAAGAGATAGTGATTTAAGATACAATAACAAGGAAGAAATTTATGTTAAGAATTCATTTAAACGAATCTTTAAACCAAGTGCAATTAATCCAAAAATAAAAGGAAACTATCAAAGAAAAGGTTGGAAACCTGAAATAACTTTACAAGAAATGTATGCTGAGTATTATATGCACATACAAGAAATGAAAGATAAATTTCCAGGGACTGATGGTAAACTTTGTAAGTATTGTTACGTACCATTAACTTATAAAAGAACAGGTAAAGGTAATAAGTTACCTACTAACTTATCAGTAGATCGTTTCAATTCAGAAGAAACTTATAAAAAAGGTAATGTTATGTTTTGTTGTAGTAGATGTAATTCATTAAAGAATGGATCAACTAAGGCTATGTGGATTAGATTTTTAGAAATAGATAAGGAGATGAAAGATAAACAGTGAACAACGAATTTTATTTTCATAGAAGAATAAGATTTACTGCTCTTAGGCAAAGCAAAAAAGCAGTATTAGCTGAAATTTATGAAATTAGTGGTAGATCTTTTTGGTGGCTAAAACATAAATATGGAGCTATTTTAAAACCTATTCAAATTTGGTTACCTAAAAGTTGGTTTAAAGTAGATTATTATAATAAACCTTGGGTTTGGGAAAAAGGTGTAATAGGTGCTTTAAATAAATTAATTGAAAAAAGAAGGCTTATGATAGGTGAAGCAATGGAAGAAAAAAAACATATAGAAAGGTTACATTAATGAAAAGAACAAAAAAACTACCCTGGCCTAAGTTAAAGGCAATTGAAAATAGATTCATAGATTTAAGATTTGATGGTGTTGAGCATGCCATTAATTCAATAGGTCTTAAAAATAAGAAACAACACGTTTATGGAGGCACAGGTTTTTATGTAAGAAAAAATAAACCTTTAACTCGTAAAGAAATTCGTCAAAGTGATGAAGAGTTTCAGGATTCTTATAATAATTATGAAGAGAATGCCGTTTATACAGGCAAAGCTTATTTAAGAATGTCTAGAGAATATAGAGGCAAAAAATACAATTATCTTGTAACAGTGGAAGATCTAAATGAAACTGAATAATCTATATCAATATCCAACATCAACTAGGTCCTTGATTCAAGGTCAAAGGCATTATGATGTAAGTGACCAGAAATTACCGTCCGTGACTACTATCTTAGCAGCTACTCAGCCAGAAGAAAAAAGAAAAGCTTTAGCCGCTTGGAAAGCAAGAGTAGGCGCGGTAGAGGCAGATAAAATCAAGGATCAAGCAGCATCCAGAGGGACTACAATGCACCATATTTTAGAATCATGGATCAAGGACCAGCAACACCTAGATTTAACTGAGACGGGCATTCTAGCGCACTCTATGGCCCAGCAAATCATAGAAAAAGGCCTTACTAATAGACTTAATGAATATTGGGGGTTAGAAGTAACACTATACTACCCAGGGTTGTATGCAGGAGCTACTGATGTAGTGGGTATTTATGATGGGGCCGAAAGTATAATAGACTTTAAACAAAGTAACAAGCCAAAAAGAAAAGAATGGATAGGTGATTATCTGCTTCAACTTGCCGCATATGCACTAGCACACAATGAAGTGTATGGTACTAATATACAAAAAGGAGTTAATCTTATTTGTACTAAAGACAATTTGTTCCAAGAATTTATATTTGAAGGACAAGAATTTAGACAAGCTAAGTTTAATTGGTTAAGAAGAGTTGATCAGTATTATAACGAAAGGGAAAAAAATAATGAATCTATTCCATCTACACAAGGATCCGAAAACAATAGCTAAATACCACTGCGATAAACACGTAGTTAAAATGGTATTAGAAACTGCACAAATGTTATGTAGTGCATATAAAAAACATTATTATGATGATGGTGAGTTATATAAAATTGCTCATCCAAAACACCCAATGACTTTATGGGTAGGTCAGGCCCATATGAATTTTAAATTTGCTTTAGATGTATTAGAAGCTTTAGGCGATGAGTATACTTATCGATACGGCAAAGTTCATAACTCAATGCGTATTCATAAATTACTTACGACTAAACATACAAGATGGCATTCTTGGGATGGTTGTTTTACTACTCCACCTCAATGTATGCCAGATCAATATAAAAATGCCGATTATATTACAGCATACAGAAATTATTATAAAGCAGAAAAGAAACCTTTTGCTGTGTACACAAAACGGGATGTTCCAGACTTTATGAAAGACAGAATTGAGACATAATTCTGCCATATTTATGCCACAATTAAAAAATTGTAGGAAACTCCAATCGTCTAAAAACGTTGATTTTAAAGGATTGTCGGAACTTTGCAAAAAAAGTTCCTACACGAATAAGCCGCACTATACAACAATTCTAGTCGATTTTTGGTCAATTGTAGGTATTGTAGGTACTTTTTGGAGGGTAATGAAAAAAAATTTTTTCAAAAAAAAGTACAGACCCCCAAAAGTTCCTACAATTTGGCAAAAATTGCTTAAAAGCGTTGGTATACAATGCTAATTCGTGTAGGAACTTTTTAAAAAAAGTTCCTACAAATTCCACAATCCGCACTAGGAGCCACTTTTTTTTCCTACAATTTTACTAAAAGTTCCTACAATTTGGTCAAAGGGCCGAGTTTGACAGTATCGAACCATAAAATATGGTCAATAGTGTAATTTATAAATTGTGTTATAAATGTGGCATGCCAAAATCTAAAACCAGAAAAAAATCTAAGTATAGATCATTGATGATAGATAAAAAAAGATATTACTTTTATCGTTTGACTTGGTTAGATATCTTAGGTGACACCGGGCACGCAGATACAGAAGAGTTTTTACAAATGAAACCTGCTAAGATGGTTAGTTATGGATATGTATTTGAAAAGACAAAAGAATATATAAAAACTTTTGCAAGTTATGATTCTAAAGAAGGATGTTTTTCTGATAGAAATGTTTTTCCTGCAGGGTGTGTAATAAAATTAGAAAGGATTAATCTGTAGATGCGTCTTCTGATACAATATCTAATTGTTTTGGTAATGTTTTGTCTGATTTTGGCGTTACATTTTTTACTTGTTCTTTAAAATCTTTTACTTCAACACCATCAATAATTGGTGAGTATTGATCTAATACTTCTGCAATTCTTTTATCTAATTCCTCTTCTGATAGATCATCTAGTTTACCTGTTCTAATAATTTTTTGTTCTACATATAACCCGGCTGCTTTACCTCGAGCAACCTCTGCATTAATTGCTGCGGTATAAGATTTATCTTCCAAAGCTTTATTTCTCATTTCACCTAATTGGGCCATATGAGATTCAAAAGTGATGTCATATTTTTTTAATATCTCTTGTCTTAATTCTCCAATGTATTGAACCACTAATGGATATTTTTTTGGATTCTGTAATTCTGATGCAGTAACGTGAGCTCTGTCTTTTTCATAAGCCGCATCGATAGCACATTGTGTTGCCGTTTTTCTGCCTTCATTGTAAACGAGCTCTTGTGCAAATTTCATTTGTTTTGGTGTTAAATGTTTGTGCATTCCCATACCTTGACAATTAACGTAAGAAAGTGTAAAAGTCAATTAGACAATATCTCCGTGTTGTTTGATTAAAAATATGGGGGTCGGCTTACGAAGTGACCTAATCGACGAGAATGTTACGGATACTGGGCCCCTATAGAAATATATGATTAGTTTAAGACACTTCAGACAAGTTTTAGATAAGTTTGTAAAGTCACCTACGGCAGGTGATGCCAGGGTACAAATTGTATTACCCAATGGTGAATTTTATGATGTGAAAGGAATTCAATTAATGGAAAATAAATTAATTGGAGTCAGAGAATCCCACAGATTAGTTATAACAATCAAGCCAGAGACTTGGCGAATGGGTAAAGTTTTAAAGAAATTATAACACCCACACTTACTGTAAATTTATGGCTAAAGACGAGTCTAAATTCTGGCAAGAAGTTAAGAAAAATATCAAGCAAATTTCCTTTACAAGACTTGAGTCTTGGGCCTCTGCTGGTGTGCCAGATCTATTATGTTACAATGAAAAAGGAAAGTTTTTTACTATTGAATTGAAAGTAGAGAAACGTAAGAAACTAACCTTCTCTCCGCATCAAATTGCCTTCCATATCAAGCATCCACACAATACATTTATCTTGGCAAAGGCCCTCGGTCCTTGTGCCTTAAAACTTTACAGAGGATCCGACATTCTAAAACTCGTGAGCCGTGAGCCTGTGACCGTTATTGCTGATAGCTGGACCACGGTTCAGGAACATCTTGTCAATGTGACATAACGCCGCACCCCTGGTGCGTGCTTGCGGGCGGGTCCCACCCACTTTATACTTTTACTAAACTAACTCCGGGTCCTTGGTCGGTGGTTCCGCCTAATACAAGTGTTAACCCTTGCACCATATGCTTTTTCCTCATCACCAAGGACCGGGACTTAGTTTTTAATCTCATACTCTAACCAGCCTGCGGCCGCCTCTACGCCTTTAAGAAAAAAAGCTTTTTGCTCCTCTGTCTCAAACACGTACAGCTTAACTTCATCCTTATCTCGACCCCATGCAATTCGAACTTGTGGCATTAACAATACTCCTTTCTAGGTAGTTCCTTTGGCCCGG